TCAAAACCTTTTGGCTAGATAGTTTGCCGATGATGTTACCGATTACGGAGGACAAAGCAATCCAGCGACCATCGTCGCGCTTGGGCGGACGCGGGTACTGAACAATATGGGGGGATGATAGAGAGACCGCATTCGTACCACTAGGCGATACATCGCCGATGGTTACTTGGTTGTCTGTTGCGCCGCCGCTGCTGCCACCACCTTTACCACCCAAACCTGGAATACCGCCGCCTTTACCACCCCCGCTACCGTTGCCTGGCACGATGGTTAGGTACTCCCTATGTTGTAAAAAATATAGCATAACTTATCCCCTAAGCGTGTCCGCCATCATTCTGTAAATCATTGAGACTTTTCTGTAAGTGTAGCTCCCGAAGCTCCGTTGTACCAGTTACTTTTACCGACCACTCAATGCCGCGCTTCTTGCGCTTAATCATCACAGCCCCAGCATGGCGCACGCGACGCGTGTAATATTCGTCGCCATCACAATAAAGCGTAAACGTAACATCCGCGCCGTCGTTGAGAATTTGCGTCATGTATTTACGGAGCGCAGGATGGGTGTCAAAAAATATAGAATCCGACAAATCACAATGCAGTTTTTTCCACATTTCATATTGTGTAATAGCCGCCATGACACCGCGGCTATAAAATGGGATGTTATCTCCTACAATTTTAAATACAGTAGGAAACCAGTTAGCTGCATTAACTTCAATACTAGACCACCATGTGTAACGCAAATAACCTGTGCCTGCGCCCCACTTATAGACTTCCACCCCTATGAGCATGAACATATCCATGTCAGGTGTGGCGTGTGCCGACTTAACTGTGAGCGATAGGCGGCTCAATGATGGGGTGCGTCGTTTATCTGTGGTGGGTAATACTAGCAACAGTCCTGCACGAACGCCGTCGCGCTTAGTGTACCAAATAAAAATGCGCTGGTCGTAACCTGTGATACGCATAGACGTTGGAACAAACTGCGCCCACTCGCGCTCGGTCATATATTCCTCGGTTACGAGATTAACCTTTGCACCATCAATACCAACAAGCCCCGCTGTTGATGCGTAATAGACCACGCCGTTCTGCACGCCCCACGCGAACGGAGACACCGCTGGATAATAGAACTCCAACTCTTTAATTTGTGTTTGTCCATCATCACGGATTTCCCCTGCATAGGGGTAGCCTTTGGTTGCGATGGCGATGTCGTAGTGGGTGTTGCCCTCAACCAGCGTTGTATGACTGGCAATAAACTGAATAGGATATTGAAGCGTTACGCGGGTATCAGGCTTATACGCGTGCGGCAGCCGTGGTTCAGATACCCAAAACTGGTCGCCCGACCATACCACCGTTTGCATATTGCGAGCGAGGGCTATACCGTCTAGGCATTCACTTGGGGGCAGGTGGTCCTCGGTAGGCAGCACTTCGCCAAGCGCGTTCGGACAGACATCATCAATAAACGTCTTGTCCTCAATGACATCCTCGTCCACATACAGCCACACGGTCTCGCCGTTGCTGGTGGTCGCGCTACGATAATAGCGCCGCTTGATTGCGTTGTCGGGAGGCGTGTTGGTATCTACCACGATTGCGCCATCGCCGTTTTTGATGTCAATCAAATTTGATACTGGACTGGGGGCGCTCTCCTCCCCGCATTCATTGACGTATGTTATACGGTAGCCGCGCAGTTCAGGCGCGTCGGCGAACTCGTCGCAGTCCTCAGGTTCGGCGCATCTCGCCGCCCATTCAGACTTACAGCCCTGTCCTTTTGCCACGGCAGCAGTAGGAGCTTCCTTAGGCGGATAGATACCAACTTTCGTAGCCCCTGTTCCTGCGTCCACCATGCGGGGCGACAGCCGCCATAGCTGACCGTCGCGCACGAAAAGAATAGTCCCTTTGCCCGCGCTCTCGCGTGGGTCAATAACCCAATGGGTATCAACAGGAAAACCGACAGCGTGAGAACCAACCATTGCAAACATGGCGACCTTTCCGCTGTCGGTTATTGGTTGCCCCCGCTCATTTACCACATACTGCTGGAACTGCGGAGCACGATGGGGGCGTAACAGCCCCCCGTATAAATCTACATTCTCCGCGAACTGCGCGTGCTTTTGCGACAGCCCTTGTGGTTTGAGCTTGGGGATTTCGCCATCAAAATCTAAAAACCTCATCAGAACCAACCTACCTCTACGACACCGCCGTTGTAAACGAGTTCTACCACCGTCTCAACACCTGTGTTTGGGTTGTCAATACCAATCGTGCCATTAGCGGGAATGGAAAACCGAGAACCTAAAATGCGCCCCTCAGTGCGTAGGTAAACTTCCGCCCCCGCAGGACCGCTGACGATAACTTTGCCGTTGCGATAAATCATACCGAACGAGGCTGTGTGTCCAATAGGACCGCGCGGACCGATGGTGCTGCCTGCGTCTACTTTCGCTCCATCGGAAAGATTAACAATCAAATGTCCATCGCTATCAATATTCAAGTCTGTGATGCCCGTACCTGCGCGAGGTTTCCAAGTTCCCAGCGATTTCGTACCACCATCAGGAGTAATAATAAACAACTCAAACGTACCATCCTCGTGTTCAGACATCTGAATCTTACCCGCGTCGTCGCCTTGTGGACCTGTCGGGCCTGCTGGACCTTGTGGACCTGTATCGCCTTTTTCCCCGCGTGGGCCTTGTGCGGCAACCACTGTACCGATGGTATGCGAATTCCCCTTGCTGTCTGTCCAACGTAAGGTGTTGTGTTCGTCGATGGAGATGCCAGTGATGCTGATACCATCCGCGCCGTTGCGCCCCGCTGGACCTTGTGGCCCGCGCCGCCCCTCGCCTGATTTATTCTGCCCCGAACCGCAGCCGCAATCGCTATCAGTCGCCAGCTTATTACAATCAAGGCTCAGGGTATTCGTTTCGCAGTCGTACTCCAACGGCGACTTGACGTTGATACCAATCTCGCGGGCAATGGCTTGGATGTACTCACGGCTGGTGTAATCATAGCTCACACGCGCATTGCTGTTGATACATTCACAGCCGTTGCCACGCTCCACAGTCAGTACGTCGCCCACACGGGCAGTAACACGCATCTGCTCGCAGCAACCATCGCAGCCCTCAACCATCACAAAGAAAAACTGGTCGCCCGCAAGCTCGGGAAAATATGCACCATGCCCTTTCATTAGGCGGATGGTAGTGTCGCCAAGACGTACGGGTTCTGATAAATAGCCGTAGCCCTGCAAGGAACAGGGCAGGGTTTGTAATCGCGCAGGGCAGGTATTCATGGCTGCTCCAATCTGTGTGCCAGCAGTTCGTCAAACACCGACTTCGTGAACTCAGACTGCACGCAGCTACCGAAAGAAAACGATGTAGCTACGGTGTCATGTTGCCCACGCTCAATCGCCAACGTAATAGTTGAAGCAGGTTGAAGCTCTGCGGTGTGGGTGTATTTAACCACTTCCAAGATGCTGTGCAGCCGCAGGACCAAATAGATGTGGTCGCCGATGGGGAGGCGGTTCAAGCGTTCCCGCAACCCGCGCACAGGCTGCAATTTCATAACAAGGTCTGTGGACTTCAACGGCGCAAGCAGACGAGTGTCCACAAAATCAACATGGTTTACCGACATTTTTTCTCTCCATCAACTGCCGTAATTCTACCATCCTCGCCAATCGTGATGCAGGTGTTGCAGTCCAAACAATACACACCAGCGTCCACCGTGGTCGGCGCTGTGCCGAGAACACATTGGCGAGAGAACTCGCATAGCTGCGCGGGATTCCACTCAACCTCAATGCAACTCTCAACCGCCCACGTTTGCGCTTGGGTGTTGTCCTGACCGCGCACCACATGGAGTACGTCGCCTTTCACGGCGAGAACTTTAACGTGCTCATACTTTCCGTGGCTGCGGATGGTGGCGTAGAAATAATCCGTCTCGGGTACACGGAAACGAAGCCCCTCCCCAAAACGCACATAAATCTCGGTGGCTTCGGTAGAAAGGGCTTTGGATAATTTGCTGTGGCTAGACCACTTACTTACATTGATTGCCATTGCATTCCTCACAGTTGCCTAGCGGCTGTTCAGTTTCTATATCAGGTGTAGGTACGCAACCTACACAACAATGTGCTGGCGCGTGGCAAGGCGTGGTGTCCAACTCTACACTTACTGTATTCATTTTCGCCCAGCACTTGCGTTTTCTAAACAACCAAGTGTAACAAGATACACCGTTCAAATATAAATCTGCTTCATAGTAACCTGCGTCCAGTTCACGGAAACAATCAGACCACACGAAGCATACGTTCCCCTCTCGGTCTGCGCGTATAGGGCACTCCGTTATCAATACGCGACACAACCCGCGCCTGCGGACTTTTAGCTCAATGCAGTAAATCTGTGCTGGAACTTTAACAGGTTCACAACCGATGTACTGGTGCAAGGAGAAACAACGCTCGTATTCCTCATCGCTCAGGCACACAGCATCTTGGACGCGTACTTTCGGTGGGCACTTCGGTTCACAGGGGTTATTACATGGTGGGCAAATATCCACGCAACCGAAGTCAGGCGGCGTGGCAAAGCAACCTAAATCATCGTCGCACGTCGGGCGAAACTTGTAACGTTCTGCCATCACGCCTCCTTAAATAAAGCAGCCGCCGTTCATATACAACGGTCGGTTGGTGTGGTTTTGCGATTCCTCCGCCCCAGCATTTTTAATAGCTGTGTGGAACTCTTGGAGATAGAAACGCGCCATCTGCGCGGACTGGGTGTCGTTATCTGTTGGGATTAAATACAACTCTGCGAGTGCGCCCGCGAGCAACGCGTCGGCGTATTTACCAATGAAGTGCTGGGGCAATTCGCAGTCTTTGCCATTTGGACACCACGAATAATTAATACAATATTTACCATGCGCTAACGACACGCAGTCGGCGAGCGTCAAGCTGGGCAGAGAGTAAGACAGCTCCACCCAGTAGCCCGAACCGAAACGATGCGGCGCAGGGTGTATCGCCCGCCACGAGCTATCAAGCAACGGATGCTGTTCAGGATGGCTGCAACTGTAAACGCCTTTTACCTGAACAATGGTCCGCCCATCAGGAACGTCAATCAGGTAATCGTTCATACCACATTCCGCGTCAATATACGCGTCGTCTTTCAGCAGATGTGTTTCGCGGAAAAACTTACGGACGCTTTTCTGAATGGCGTTCTCCACATAATTAGTGGGCATATTGGGAAATGTGATAAGCACTTGGCTTTTCAGCTCGTCAAACCAATTCATTTAGTTGCCCCCATGCGGGTTTCGGGCATACGCGTATTTGCGTATCGGTTGTTCATGTGGCGAGAGTCAATGCCTAACAAAGTAAAGGCGGAGTTCAAATGCGCGGCGCTACGGTCGCGGCTCGGCACACTCTCGGTGTCCACGCCGTAAGCGTAATACAACATCAATTCAAAAATCGCTGGGCGAAGTTGTGAACCCAAATCTACTTCGCTGTCCAGGTTGTCCACAACAGGTGGCACGAAACATACAATCTCCAACGAGGCGTTAGCACCTGCGGGGACTGGGGGTTCAACGTATAAGGTATTAGGGTCGTTCTCGTCGTAGTACCAGCTTTCAACTTTGTAATTCTGAGCGTCGGTCTTGGCGTAACAATCAGGGCAGCCTACTTTACCTCGCAGGTGCATACCATCCATAGAAGCTCGGCGGGGGAAACTGGTAATTGCGCCAGAAGCATCCGACTGCCCCAAAACGCGTGTCATGTCATGGCAGCGTTCTGGGGTAGTTTGCAGGATGCCCTCAACCAACGGGAGCGAAACTCTTTTGTTAAACTTGTCCTTTTGTGTGGACGCAACAATCTCAACCGCCAGCCTGAAATAAGAAAGCAGGTCATCCTCACTCCAATGCTCAAACGGAGCGTCAGGGTCTTGGTCCACCAAATAGGTGCTCACTTCATTTACTAGCTGGCGTGCTGAAATCATTTTTTACCTTTTGTCATACCAACTTCGCGGAGCGCAGCTTGCGCTGCTTCGGCAACAGAAATACCCGTCGCAGCTTTACCAACTTCTTTGCGGTCGGCTGCGGCAGCTTCTACAATCTGTGCTTCGGCTTCCAACGAGAGTGTCGCTGGTGTGGGGTCTGAGCCGTCGGGGTTCAGTCCTTGTGCTACATAAAAACGCGCGTTCGCCGCTTCAACTTCCTCTTGCGTGAACAATGGCGTGAGCAGACTGTCGCGGGCATATTCGGAGAGCTTGACATTGAGCGGGGGCAGGGAAACAAAGCCCGAAGCATCAACGAAAGCAATAGGTTGTCTTGACATATTGACCTCTACATATTATTGGGGTAAGGAATTCTAACATAAGAAAAACCGCCCTGCACGTTTTACAACGCATAGGGCGGTTATCATGGAAGCTATTAGCGACACTCAGGTTCAGGGTATTCGCTCTCACATTCAACAGCAGCACAAGAGCAGCCGCGAACGTCAAGGAAATCTACCACTTCAACGAACGCTGTCAAGCAGCCTGCGGATAAACCATTAGCTGCCACAACAGTCATGCGGATAGAACCGTTGTTGCCCAAGTAAGCACCGTTGCTTGTGATTGCCGTAGCTGGCGAATCGGCTTTGGTAATCTTACCATCGTCGTTGGTGTCTTTTTTGGTGGATTGTTTTGCTGATGCAGTCGCGCCAAATTCCAACACGGTACGACCAACCACAGACAAATCAATCTCGTCTGTCTCGGCTACCAAATTTTCGCCGTCATACAGACCGAACTTAACTTTGGCGGGGGTAGTAACTTTGTGGGTTACATCGTCTTTGTCGCCTGTGGCTTTCTTGTTGTGGATAACCAGCGCATCAACGCGGCTGTCCGCGCTCAGCAAGTGGGTGTGTACTACGTCGCCATCAGCAAAGGGAGCTTCCATTTCGCGGAAGCGAACCCACTCATCCAAGCCGCCATCGTATTCCCACGGCAACACGAAGTGTTTGTTGGGCAAGTGCCCAGCGTAGCGCACCTGTGCGCTTTGACTGTCGGCGATACGAGAATGGCGGTAGCCAACGTGGCGGGCATCACCGCCGTAAAAGAGTTTATATACTGTCATGATTCACGTCCTTACACAGAGAAATCCAAAGTTGCATACAGGGTTGTAATCGCTTCGGGGTACAACACTTTGAAATCGTACACATTCAGAGTTTGCCAGTATTCGCCGAAGTGGTTGGCAACCTTATCAACGTGGCGGTTCTCTGTAATCTGCATTACGAAGCCCGTGGCATCTTTGCGACCTGCGAAAATGGTGTAAGCGATGCGACCATTCTCATTGCGTTGGGGCATATTGTTGGAGAACAGAATCTCGAAGCCCAACACATTAGGAATCTTAGTGCCCAAGATAATTGATTGAGTGCTGCCGCTCGCGCAAGCGTTAGACAGGATTGGGTTCGCAAAGAACAAGTCCATTGCTTCAATCGGCAATACCACATACAAACCGTTGGTATCCACGTTTTGTTCAGCCAACACGGTACGCATTTGCGACAGGTAGCGGATGATGTTATCTTTTGTCATAACAACAGGTGCACCTGCTGCGCCGAAGTCAAAAGCGTGCGAACGTTTACCAGCTTTGCGACCACGGTTACAAGCAGCAGCCTGCAATGGCAATTCCAACAAAACTTCGCTGTCGATATACTCAGCCAGCTTGCGAGTTACATCGTCTTGGTATTCTTTCAACAAAGCAGGTAGACCATCAATTTGTTTACGGTCAATCGCATCCAGCTTCAAGTTAGAATACTTGGCGCGATTCACATTCATTGTGATGGTAGAAGTATAAAGATGGCTAACCTCTAACTCTTGGTTCTTTTGGTAATCAAAGATTTCCGCTTCGGGCGCACGACGGAATACCACCTCGTCGCCTTTCTGACGGATTTCTTTGGGGACAATATCTTGGCTCGTGATTGAACCGCTGATTGTCATCATGTGGAAGCGTTTTAAGAACCCAGCAGCATACGCAGGTTGGGTCAAAGCCGACACTAACTGTGTATAACCACTTGCCGCAGGGAGTAAAGGTTTTCTTGCTGTTGGCATAATTTACCTCATAATCAAAAAGAAAGTTAATCCATTACGGCAGTTCCATTGATAAGCGCAGAACTCCACGCATCATCAATTTGTCGGAAACGCTCATAGGACATCTTACCATTGGAGTAGGCTTCAAGGGCGTTACTGTACGTTGAGAACTTAACGCCCTTTTTAACGCCAGGCTGGGCGGCGGTAGCCTGTTGCGTAGGTGTCATAGTATGCCCGCGACCTGGTGCGGCATACTGCTGAATCTGTTGTTGGTTCGTGGGTTTGAAACCTGAAAGCAAATCAACCAACGCGTCAATGTTGCCAACGGCTTCGGCTTGCTGAATCAGCGTGCCACGGGTTAAACCGCCTGTACCTGGTACGACTTCTTTGTAATACTTGGCGTAGGCTGGTGTTTGTACGGCGGCTGCCAACCACGGTAAACGCGCTGACAGGTTTTGCTGGAATGCTGATTGCTTCTGCGCTTCAAGGTTAGCCTGCTGTTGCTGCACCGTTTCTTGGAGCGGCTGCACCGTTTCTTGGAGGCGTTGCGCCATCGGGTCAAGGCGGGCGGTTTCCATCTTGCGAGCAATCTCAACCGCTTTACGGGCAGCGATAGCTTCGATGATGGGCAACGATTGTGCGTACTGTTTCTTTTGCTCGTCGGTTAGTTCGGGCATATCCAGCGTTTCATACCATGCTTTTTCTTGCTCGGTAGGTTTGGTGTTGCTGGCATCAGCCGCCGCTAGGCGAGCCTCCAATTCAGCGATACGGGCTGCGGTCTGTTTGCGCTCAGTATCAAATGCTTGCTGCAACAATGTTTGATTCTGCTGAATCAACCCTGCAATCTCGGGTGTCATAGCTGGCTGCTCGGGGGCAGCATCAAGCTCATCCGCAGCAATCTGCGTACCATCATCGGCAAAATATTGGCTTACATCCTCGCCAGTAAACTCCTGCTCGCCCGCAGGTTGCGCGACGGTCTGTTCGGTTTCGTCAGGTTCTACGGTTGGAATACCTGCGGCGGCAATCGCTTCGTCAATGCCGTAGTAAGTATCACTCATTTACTTCTCCCATCATCAAGGCTATTACTTTTTTCAACATAACAACCTGCCCTCGTTGGAATTCTGATGCGGTTTGGGCTTCAAACAAATCACGTTCCTCAACAAGCTCTTGTTCAAGGACAGTAATCAAATCGGCAAAATCGCGGTCAGCACGCAAACGAGATAAACCCTCTTGGGCGGCACGGTTCTCGTCATTGGAAATTAGGGTTAATCGGGTACGATGGTTCATAGGTTACTCACAAGCTGAAACTTCGTCAAACCACAAATCAGCGGTATCACTCACGATACCATCAGGATAGATGCGGTAACGCCCTGGCATATCAATCAGCACAGGGTTGTGTGTGTTGTCCAAGAACAACGTTTTGCCGCAGGGGGAAAATGGAATATCCCGCGCTTCGGTAATGTCGCACTCGCTATCAATCACACGGTGGATAACAAATTTATCGCCCTCTTGCAAATCCACACCTGAGACAACGACGTGTTTGCATGGGCGTACCAATAGGGCTTCTGGCTTTTTCATTCTAACTCTACCTTACCAGCGAACAAAGTTTCTACCACTTCTTTAACCGCTTGCACGCGCAAACGGTTTTCCTCGGTGGCAGGATTGCTCTCGTTGTGAATGCGGCTGTCGTCCAACAACTTCAACAGGATTTCTTTCAGCGGCTTGGCATACGCCGAACGCTGAAAGCCTGACAAAGTACGAGCCTCAGTACGGGACAGTCTGACTGTCCGCCCCTCAGTCTCAGGAATCGCTAAATGGATAGCTGCCATATTATACCTTGCTCAAATAAATCATGGCGAAGCTGTCATTCACAGGCTCAACCATAAACGTAATTTCTAAAACGTCGCCCGCTTGCAAGGGGGCAACTTCCTGTTTGCAGACCGTTATATCATAAGTTCCCGCTGGCAACAAGTAGGACGAACCGCATTCGCAAGGAAACGCATAACGAAATTCGTCCATATCACAGCCGTTCGGGCACTCAACAATCCGCTCAATGAACAACAGCGGACACTTAATATCCTCGCTATTTGTCGTAACGTGGAGCATAAATGGCGTGGCTACTGGGCCTACCCGAACAGGCGCATCGCCCTCAACATGGGGGTAAGTCCGATTACTTGTGCCAACATTGAGCACGCTGTTAAAGACAGTTAATGCGATGGTATCGGTGTCGCATTTATTAAACAACTTCCCCATTACATGAACCCTCCGTTCGCCTCATCTATGGCAGCCGCAGCATCAGGGCTACGACCATCTAAATTGGGTAATCCCCCCGTTGGGTCGTTCGGCATCCCTGCTGGCGCGGTTACGCCCTGGGCATTCAACAGTTCGCCAAAGGCTTCCTGCTTATCAAAATCAGGGAACACGCCCTCAGTCGGCAGCCCTTTATTCTTGAACAACTGATACAGGATGCGTTGGATAGCCGTAGGCGGGATAATCGGCTGCTGCGTGGTTGGGTCGATGACACCTGCCATACTGGACAGAGATTGCAGCGCCCATTCAAGGTCGCTGTTCTTACTCTCCTGCTCCATCAAACCTGACACGCCACGCGCATACACACGCACGTCGCCACGAATCTCAGGGTCGTCGCTGGTACGCAACTCATAATTAATGAAGTCTTGTACCACAGGCTCAATCACACCTTTCTCCAACATACGCAGCGCGTGCTTGATGGCTTTGGTGGACTGGTTCATAACGATGCTCATGCCGCCGCTGGTGCGACCAATCGTACCGAGACCTTGTGTGCCACCGAATGCCAAACGTGGAATACCAATCAGCTCGTAGGCGTAACCGAGAAACTTCTCAAACAACGCCGTCAGTTCGGCGGACAGAGATGGTACGGTGTAGAACGAGTACGCTGGTCTGCCGCTGCCCAAGTTGTCATCTGTTACCACGCGGATGGTGTTGGGTAGAACCTGAGTGATGTCGTGCCCATCCTTAACGCGCCCTTTCTCCACTTCGCCAATCGGCCCGCTGGAATACTGCATATTCCGCACAAGGGAGCGCACAGTGGCGGTACAAACTTTCTGCGCGTCGCGCAGCTTCATGGCAGGCGATGCCCCCCAAAACGCACCCGACACCCGCTCAAAACTGGCTTTGTAAAATGGGCGGCGGCCAGCAGGGTCAGGGTTCAACAGGCATTTGATAACGCGTTTACCTACCACCCACACCTCGGCTTCGCTCGCGCCCACCAGCTCCTCATCAGCGAACTCAATACCATACTCGGCTAGAACGCTGTTGCGGATGCGCCCATAGTAACCGAGCGCATCAAACACATCGCGGTCCTCTTTACTAGCGTTGATAGTGTCCGTCGCGGGGTCGGTCTGGTCGGTGTCATAAGACAACGGTGCGCCGTCGGGGTTCTCCTCAAACACAGCATCAATCGCATCGGGGGAATACCCAGCGGCATCGCGTAAAGCCAACAACTCATTACGAGTCAAACGGCGGCGCTCAATCACATAGTCCGCAGTCTGAATGTCGTCAGCGTAGGGCGCTGGGTAGAAATCAAACGGCGATATATTCTCAACCTGTCTTACCACCTCACGCACAGGCTCTACGGTGTCGCCTGTCCAGCGCATCATTACCACTTCTTTAATAGAGGGTACTTTCATAATCGCCGCAGGATAGATGCAAAAGTGTTCAATGAACTCAATAAACTGGGTCTCCCAGTCTGCGTCATGCAGTCGGTCGGCGATGACGGTAGTCATGCGTTCTGCGGCGATAGCCGCCTTGCGGTTCTCCTCCAACTTCAACACCGAGCGCATCTCGTCTATCTGCCCGCGAACAGCCGAAGTGTCGCCACCTGCGGCAGCCAACATATAGTTCAGGTCTTGGCTAACTTTCTCCAACATCTCCTGCTCTAAGGCTTCGGGCAAATCAACAATCGGCGTGGCGTTGATGGTGTAAGGCGCGGCAGTAGTGCCCATAAAAATATCACGGATAAGCCCCACAATACCTTTGACGATAGGGCTTGATATATCCATAGTTATATCAGGCCCGCGACCATCAGAGGGTGTTAGGGGCTGTCCGTGCATAAGTCTGAGGCAGTCCTGCATATCGGAGTAATGCGGCTGCTTGGCAGTACGAGCCTTATCAAATCGCGCAGCGACAAATACCCCTAGCTCATCAATAAGGTTCTCGTCCATATATTAGCCTTTGCGTGTACCAGTAGCTTTGCAGCCAGTTTTCTTACCATTGCAGCGTGCGTGTTTCATGGCGTGTCCTTTTCTGTTGGGGTTAATCAAAATATCTATTGGAGTTCTCATGATACAAGAAAACCCCGCATACCACAAGGCAGGCGGGGTTTGATTTCAAAGGAGTGTTAAACGAAAGGAATTACATGAGACCCAAATGAAAAATCGTGTCATCGGCTGTCGCCCTTACAGGTGTGCGGTGGGAAGAGTAACACCTCAACAGCCGATGGGAGAATATTACCCGAACTCTGGTAATTTGTCAAGCGTACCAATCAATATCCTCGTCGCGTGTTGGGCGCACATCATCCTCTCTATCGGAAATTATCCTTAATAATCCTAGGCTTAAATATTGCGCTGCGTCAGCCAAATCGCTGACCCAACCAACGTGAGACTTAGTAGGCGTGTCGTGTGTACCCCCGCTGCCGCGGTTCTCGTAGATATAGTCAGCCGCCATAGCTTGAATCAAGAACTTGCAGTTATCCCTAATCCGCAGACGCGGCTTGCCGTTGTGTCCCAGCGCCGTCATGAACGAGCGCACCGCTTGCAGGCGGGGCTCTAACTTATTCGACCGCGTAGGAGCTGTAATGGGCACGCCCAGCCGCCGCAACACATCGAACATAGACAGGTCAAGGTTCTGTCCTTGTACCATCCCAGCAGGGTCGCCCCACGCCTTAGCGCACACCGCGTTTGGGTAGCGCTGTTTCAACGCAGGCAACACCTCAGTCCGATACAGGGTGTCCACGCTCATGTCCTCCCCCATGAACTCATCCAGCACCAACAGGCTGCCGTCGGGGGCGAGGTAACCAACGATACAGACAGGCGTGCGCCCAAAGTCAAACGACAAATAGTATTCCCGCAGCTCATGCGTATTTACTGACTGAGCAGGGAACGTATGCACGTCGCGGTGGAACTCGGGGAACACCACCTTACCATGTTTCACATCCGCAAAATCCCCCATGACGTAGCTCTGTATCTTACCTGGGTCAGGGTCAGCCAACATCGCATAATAGTAGCCGTAACCCTGAGCAAGGTTGTGGATGTTCTCCGCCAACGGGTTCGGTGTCCACTCAGCGTTAGGGTCGTGGCTGTTAGGGTAGCCAGGTGGGGGGATGAGCGCCGCAGGCTGTTTAAAAAACTCAACGAACTTGCTCACACCCATCTGCCGCGCAGTCTGCTCAAACTCTCTATCCCGCTCGCCCAAATACCACCGATGCAACCACGAACCTTTAACAGGGCCGTTGAACACACCGATGATACCCGTGCGCGTAACGCGCCCCTTAGTGCCAGAGGGGTAACGCCCCAACCGTCGTACCAAAGCGAACACCACACTCTCGGGCATCATGTTCAACTCGTCGCACAGCACCATCGTCGGCTCAGCGCCCAACAATTTATCCTGCGCGTCCTCGCTGTCTAAGGCGAGAAACTGGATGTCCATGTTGAGCATCGTACCATCCCCAAGCTGAGCGCGTACTTTCCCCGTAGGCTGGCTACCCTCAGTAACCTGCAACAGCGGCCCGAGCATATTCCGCATAGACGGTATGGTGTTGCTTTTAAGCAAAGAGTAGGTATTGCGTACCACCAGCATCCGCGTGTACCGCGTGTTGTCAAGCGGCGATGTGTCTTGTAGCATCGCCGTACGCAGTAACTCCATGATTGCCCAAGAAGTTTTGCCCGAACCTGCGCTGCCTACCACGAGGCGTACCAGCGCGTCCGAATACGAAGCGCGTTTAAGGGTGGGGTAGAGGTCAAGGTCGAAGCCTATACTTAACTCAGCCATGTTCAATCACTCCCTTATCCTCAGGCGCGACGATAGTTGTTGTGGGCGTACCGCTACCAAAGCTGACGTTGAGAACCATGCCACTAAACTGCTGTTCCTGTTTCGGCTTCACATCCGCCAACTCGAACACCGTAGACATCGCTTTGAGTCTATCCGAAGCCTTAGACTTACCATCCTGAGCTATCTCAAACAGGCTACGCAGCAGGCTGCTGGACATCAGCCGCGCCCGCGCACGGAGTAGACCATTGTCGTCCTGCCCTATCTGCGCGGTGTGGTACGCCACCCGCTCTTTGAACGCCGCGTCCTGGCTCAGGGCGGCGTAGTGTTCCGTGGTTAGACCATACGCTTGGGCTATCTCCTCAGGGGTGTACAACTGGTCGGAAGTCAAAAGCGCAATATCCCGCGCCAACAATTCCATCTTAGATAGGGTAGCTGGGGGTTGCGTGGGCTGATTGGGTGTCGCGTGCTGCGCGTGGAGGGTAGGGTTAGGCGGCTGATTCATGATTTAATTCCTGTAATATATGCGTGTACTTTACCATACAGTATGCGCTGAACGGTATTTACGGAGCAACCGAACGCGGCAGCCACTTCTTTCTGCGTAGCGCCTGAGCGGTACATCTTGACGATAGCGAGCGCGTGGGGTCGCATAGGGGAACGATACTCCATATTCTGCTTCGCGGTGCACCAGCGCAAATTGCTCACGTCGTTGTTAGACGGGTCGCCGTCTATGTGGTCTATCTGTGGCAGGTTGTTCGGATTCGGTATATGTACCAATGCAACAAGACGATGTATGCTCATGCTCACATAACCCTGTTTAGTCAGTACACGAATGCGGCGGTAATTATTGTGGAATACCTGCTCCGCCATCACGCAGCTACGGGTCTTACCACCTTTATGTTGAGTGGATGCGCGTACCACTTTGCCGCTCGTATGAACAAAATAATCGGTATCGGCATACCGCTTCCAGCCATCATCAGGTGTAATACACAGTTCGGGCGCAAGCCCCCTGCACAACTGCGACACCCTAGTCTGATGGACACCAAACTTATCTGCAATCTGCTGCTGGGTCATACCATCTTGATACGCCTGTTGAATTTGCTTAATAGGGATGGTGGGGTGCTGCCATTGCAGGTTAGTTAGATGTGTATTGCGCGGGTCGCCGTCTAAGTATTTAACAAACCGTGCTTGTGGTATGTCGGGGCAGTATGTCTGTAAAACGAGATGTGCGACACGAAACTGTTTACGTTTACCATTCTGATACAGCATAACGCATACGGCGGGTGTCGGAGCAAGACGGAAAAATGTATATACTGGGGTAAGGTCAGGCTTAGTGATACCACCTTGTTCAGTAATATAATAGTCAAGATTTGGGATTTTCTTTCGCATAGGAGCAGGTTTGTAATATGGCTATTGATGGGCAAACATTTGAAAACCAAACTTTCGGTCCATACTATACTTTTGGAGATGGCAACACATTCAAGAACTGCACATTTAAAGCAACAGTATGGTTCGGTAAGGGCAATGTATTCATAAATTGTAAATGGGTTAGGTGTTGTTATCCTTATTATAGCAATTATCCAAGCGTCGTGCAAGACGGGGGAGTGGTGGATGGAGGCTTTTGGGATAGAGTCATCTTTGCTCCAAACGTAACACTCAAATCAGGGGGAGGGGGGTCATTCAGTATGGGGTCGGGAACGACGCGCGATGCTGCGCCTAAGAAAAAAGGGAGAGGTGGGGAATGGTTTAGTTCAGGCCAAATCGTTACAGGAAACGACTACTTGGATATGGGGGCTGGTGGCGCGGCTGATTGTGGGTGTCAAGGTGAGTGGGACAAGGAAGTGTTGGAGAAAGGCTATAAAATCATAGGCGACGACGGCACAGCCGAAGTAACCGTACCAAGTGATACCATTACTTGTGGAGATAAGAAATGAGCGGAACAACCTACCAACAGAAACTAGTAGTCAATGCGCATAGACACCGCAGCCAGCGACCTGATACCACTATCATTATTGGCGGGCGTGAATACACGGAGGAGGAACTGGACGACGTGGACTGGGACAGCTTAAACGAAGTAACCGTAAACCGAACTGACAACAAACAATGTAGATAGTCCTTGCGCCGCAGGGCGTTTATAGATACCATTCACTCCGTCATTCCGCCTTACGGGCGGCACTCGTACCATTGGGGTGGCGGAACGACACTAGCCCACGCAGCAATGCGTGGGCTTTCTTATGTACACCAGCCTCGTCTCGCACGAGGCTGGTGTAGGTTTCTGTGTGGGAAATAACCTGCGCCTACGGCGCTACTAAATAACCTGAGGCTTCCGTAGGGGTTAGGCAAGACCATATCCTTATGCGCCTGCGGCGCGGATAAGTAACCTGCGCCTACGGCACTACTAAATAACCGTAGGTGTTAAATAAGTCCGTAGTTATACCATTGTC